AAAATTGTCCCAGAGCACCACCAAAGGAAGGATTATTTGTAAATCCTGACTAATTTCTGCTGCCTTTGATACAAAAGTGTATCACTATGATACACTTTTTGCTATATAATTATGTACCATGGAGGACGACTTATGAATCTCACAGCCGCCACTCTCACTATTGGCACCGCAATGACTCTTTTTTTCAATAGCACCCTTGGGAGCACATTCCCCTAATAGTCCACCCAATATAAAAACTTATAATTTTACAACACCATAATGGCAATCTTCGCAACTCTCGCACTCATCGGTTCCGCAGCATTAGGAGCATACAAACTAACACCAAAAACAGAATCAAGTATTGATGATGAACTTGTTCCTTGGTGAATAAATAAAACTGAATATCGTCGTCGCAGACGGAGGGGAACCTGGCAAAATCTAGGTTGACACCCCTCTTTTTTATTGCTAAAATAACTAAAGGTACGAATGACTTATGACCGTTAAATTGATTCTTTTGAAATCTGGTGAAGATATCATTGCTGATATTACAGAAATGGCAGTGGGTGAAGAAGAGAACCGAAGAGTGATTGGGTATTTTCTTGAAAAACCTTGTGTTGTGAAAATGATTGCCCCAAAACTCAACCAAGAAAGTGAAGAAGATGGTGCTAAAAAAACTGGATTTGAAGTACGACTTTTCCCATGGATGCCATTATCTAAAGATAAAAAAATTCCTATCCCATCAGATTGGTTGATTACGATGGTAGAACCCGTAGATAAACTTGCTCAAATGTATACAGAGGATATTGTTAATTATGCAGAAACAAATAAAAATTCTAGCACTGACGAACAATCAGATTCTGATCAGTCAGATTGAAGAAGTTGGTGCTGATATTGGAGAACCTGACTGTAAACTTATAAATCCTTTTGTCGTAACTGTAGATAAAATGTTAGAACCATTTTTGAATGGTTATACAAAGGAAGAAGAGTTTATGATGAGTTCTGATAAAATCTTAACTCTTTCAGATCCAACACCAACCCTTCTTGAAAAATATGAGGACTTAATTAAATAATGGCACTTTCTAAAAATACTTTGGACCATTTGCTAGAAGCAGAGTCCCATCTCCGTGCTGCAATTAAATCAGCCGCAGTAAACGAAAAACCCATGGTCGTTAAACAACTTGCAGATTTTCTTCATGGATTGGAGCAAACTAAAAAGATTGACGAAATCATGGATATGATTGATAATAGAAAACCTGGATCTAACGGAATGTTTGATTCATTTTTTAATGATGAGGATTGATGAAGTTTTACACTAATGTTCAAATGATTGGAAATCAAATCCTTGTTAGAGGAGTTGATAATGGCAAAAGATACGAACATAGAGATGAGTTTTTTCCAACTCTATTTGTAAAAACAAAAAAGAACTCCAAGTTTAGAACATTAAGTGGTGAAGCAGTAGAAGAAGTAAAACCAGGAACAATTAGAGATTGTCGTGAGTTTTATAAAAAATATGGAGAGGTTGACGGATTTGAGATCTATGGAAATGATCGTTATATCTGCCAATACATTTCTGAAAAATATCCAGAGGACGAAATTAAGTTTGATGTAAGTCAAATCAAATTGATTACTCTGGATATTGAAGTTTCTTCCGAGCAGGGATTCCCTGATGTAGAATCTGCCTCAGAAGAAATTCTTGCTATCACCATTCAGGATTATAATACGAAAGAGATTACAACCTGGGGAGTAAGACCATTTGCAAACAAGCAAAAGAATGTAACTTATCATCATTGCCCAAGTGAACATGAACTTCTAAGTCATTTTATTAATCATTGGATGGTTGATGTTCCTGATGTGATTACTGGTTGGAATATTCAGTTGTATGATATTCCATACATCTGTAAGCGTCTTCGTCGTGTTCTTGGCGAAAAGTTAATGAAACGTTTTTCTCCTTGGGGACTTGTAACTGAGGGGGAGACATATATTCAGGGACGTAAGCACACCACCTTTGATGTTGGTGGTGTGACTCAACTTGACTATCTTGATCTTTATAAGAAGTTCACTTATAAGGCACAGGAATCATATCGTCTTGATTATATTGCACAGGTTGAGTTGGGGCAGAAAAAACTAGACCACTCTGAGTTTGACACCTTTAAAGATTTTTATACAAAAGGGTGGCAAAAGTTTATTGAGTATAATATCATTGACGTGGAACTTGTTGACCGATTGGAAGACAAGATGAAACTGATTGAGTTGGCATTGACTATGGCATATGATGCTAAGGTCAATTATATTGATGTGTTCTATCAGGTAAGAATGTGGGACAACATTATCTACAACTATCTTAAGAAACGTAACATCGTTATCCCTCAGAAGAATAAATCAGAGAAGAACGAAAAGTATGCAGGTGCATATGTCAAGGAACCGATTCCTGGAAAGTATGATTGGGTGGTCAGTTTTGACCTTAATAGTCTCTACCCTCATCTTATTATGCAGTACAATATTTCCCCAGAGACGCTCTTGGATGAGAGACATCCCACAGCTACGGTTGATAGAATTCTTGAGGAAAAAATAAACTTTGAACTGTATAAGGACTATGCGGTATGTGCTAATGGTGCTATGTATCGCAAGGACGAAAAGGGTTTTCTTCCCGAGTTGATGGAGAAGATGTATGGAGACCGTGTGATCTTCAAGAAACGAATGTTGGCAGCAAAGCAAGAGTATGAAAAGACACCAACTAAAGCACTGGAAAAGGAAATTGCACGTTGCAACAATATCCAGATGGCTAAGAAGATTTCACTCAACTCTGCTTATGGTGCTATCGGTAATCAGTATTTTAGGTACTATAAACTGGCCAATGCGGAGGCGATTACGCTTTCTGGTCAGGTCTCTATCCGTTGGATTGAGGGTAAGGTAAATGAATATCTAAATAATCTGTTGAAAACCGAGGATGTTGATTATGTCATCGCATCTGACACTGACTCAATCTATCTTAATATGGGACCTCTTGTTACTAAATTTTTTGGTAATAAGTCTGACGATAAAGCAAAAATTGTTTCCATACTTGATAAGGTCTGCCAAGACAAGTTGGAACCATTCATCGAACAGTCTTATCAGGAACTTGCGGATTACGTTTCGGCATATGAACAAAAAATGCAAATGAAACGTGAGAATATTGCTGACCGTGGTATTTGGACTGCTAAGAAAAGATACATTCTCAATGTATGGAATAGTGAAGGGGTGCAATATGCTGAACCTAAATTGAAGATGATGGGCATTGAAGCAGTTAAATCTTCAACGCCAGCACCTTGTCGTAAGATGATTAAAGATGCACTCAAACTTATGATGAGTGGCACAGAAGATGAAGTGATTGACTTCATTGAAAAGTCTAGAAAAGAATTTAAATCTCTTCCTCCAGAAGAAATTTCTTTTCCTCGTGGAGTATCTGATGTCACCAAATATAAATCATCATCTGACATTTATATTAAGGGAACTCCCATTCATGTTCGTGGAGCATTGCTTTTCAATCACTACATCAAGGATGCAAAACTAGATAACAAATACTCTCTTATCCAGAATGGTGAGAAAATTAAATTTTGTTATCTTAAAAAACCAAATATTCTTCATGAAGATGTAATATCATTCATCCAAGATTTCCCAAAGGAACTTGGAATTGACAAGTACATTGATTATGAATTACAATTTGAAAAGAGTTTCGTAGCACCACTCAAATCTATTTTGGATTCTATTGGGTGGTCTGTAGAAAAGAAAGTTAGTTTAGAGGGATTTTTCTCGTAATGGATTTTTTAAAAGATATTGTAAAAGAGATCGGAGATGACTATACCAAACTCGCTGCCGATATTGATGAGACTGAAACTTTTGTGGACACGGGTTCGTACATTTTTAATGGACTTGTTTCAGGGTCTATATTTGGTGGTGTATCTGGGAATAAGATTACTGCCATTGCTGGGGAGTCTAGCACTGGAAAAACTTTTTTCTCCCTTGCTGTCGTCAAGAACTTTCTGGATTCTAACCCTGATGGGTATTGCCTATATTTTGACACTGAAGCCGCTGTTAACAAGTCTCTACTCTCAAGTCGTGGGATAGACCTTGACCGTACAGTTGTTGTCAATGTAGTTACTGTTGAAGAGTTCCGAAGCAAGGCACTCCGTGCTGTAGATATGTACCTCAAAGCATCAGAAGAGGAACGCAAACCTTGTATGTTTGTGTTAGACTCTTTGGGTATGCTTTCCACTGAGAAAGAGATTACTGACGCACTCAACGACAAACAAGTTCGGGATATGACTAAATCCCAACTTATCAAAGGTGCTTTCCGTATGCTTACACTTAAGTTGGGTCAAGCAAACATTCCAATGATCGTTACGAATCATACCTACGATGTTATCGGTGCATACGTTCCAACTAAAGAGATGGGTGGCGGCAGTGGTCTTAAGTATGCGGCGTCCACGATTATTCATCTATCTAAGAAGAAGGAAAAAGAT